AGTAACTCAGTCAGCTTATTATTAAAAGAAACTTTCTCATCTTGTATTTTGGCAATAGCTAATATTTTTAATTCTTGATAAGCTTTTGATTGTTCGTCAGATAATTCAACGTGTCTTTGTATATACATCTTATCAGGTATATCTAAGCATTCTTTTTTTCTAACACGGTATGAAAAATTTTTTAATTTATATTCTAGCTCGTCAAGATTTACATAATACTTAGGTATCTGTATTTTATAACCACCCTTTTCAATATTATACATAACAGCGTATCTTGATTTAAATACAGTAAAGTTATCATAACCTAGAAGTTTTTTATCAAGAAAAGCACACTGTGAAAACAAATCTAATGGTGATTTAGTAACAGGAGATCCTGTAAGAATTCTTTTATATCTAGCTAATTGTCCAAGCTTTACAATTGTTTTAGTTCTAGATGCTTTTAAATTTTTTATAGTAGTGCTTTCATCTACAATTATCATGGATCTCATACCATATTTAGACAGTTTCTCTTCAAGCCATTTTTTACCTGACTTATGAGAAAGAGCTTCTACATTCATTAGAATAAATGAAAGTTTATTTGGATCCATTTTAAAATTTTTTTCTTTAGTAACTTTCCAAATAAAAATATTACAATCTTCAGGACAATGAGTATTTATTTCTTTTAACCAATTGCGGTAAACAGAGTTAGGTGCAATAACAAAAGCAAAATCAATTCTTTTATCTTGGAATAAATATGCTGCATTATCTATAGCTACTTTAGTCTTACCAGTTCCCATCTCCATAAAATATGCAAAGTTATAATCTTTTGCACCTTCTCGTAATGCTTGCCTTTGATGTTTGAATGGTTCTGTTTTATAATTGTACACTGCAAATTATTTATTTTATTTGTTTGCAAAGTTCAATCAAATAATATATTGATTCGCACAAGGAGGTTCTTATGGACTTAGAAGCAGAATCTATCGTATCGGTAGATACTGGCATGTCGTCAGACATAGCCGAATCTTGCAATAAGTTATTGGAAACTCAGAAACAAATAGAATCGGCTGAAGAAGAATTAAAGAAGTTAAAAGATGTTGAGACTACTCTTTCTGAGCAAACAATTCCAAACTTAATGCAACAAGCTGGCATATCAATGCTTAAACTAGCAGATGGTTCATCTGTTGAAGTTAAGCCTTTTTATTCAGCTAGAATACCAGCATCTAAAAGTGAAGAAGCTTTTGAATGGTTACGTGAAAATGGCCATGGAGATTTGATAAAGAATCAAGTGTCTTTGGAATTTGGCATGAAACAAGACAATGAAGCTAAATCAATTGTAGAAGAGCTGAAATCAAAAGGTCTACCAGTAAAGCAGAAAACAACTGTTCACCCAAGTAGTTTAAGAGGATTTGTAAGAGAACAAATTCAAGACTTAGGTAAAGATGTTCCTGCTGAACTGTTTGGAACCTACGTTGCTAATAAAACTAAAATAACTACGAAGGAGTAAACATGATAGAACGAAAAGCAATGACGAAAAAAGAAACAAAGTTACCAGCTGCTATTAACTTAGAAGAAATGGCTGGGCAAGGTCAAGAGTTTGTAACAGCTCGTGATCAAAAACTTCCAATCCTAAAAATACTTTATGCTAACTCTCCAGTCTTAGATGAGACTGATGGTAAGTATGTTGAGACTGCAAAGCAAGGAGACATATGGAGTGAAACATCTGGTAAGGTTTGGAAAGGTAGAGAAGGATTAATTGTAGTACCTTGTCTTTACATAAACACTTTTAATGAGTGGAAAGATAAAGGAGATAGTCCAGGAAGACCTGTAGCTATTCATACTGATCCATCAATTATGAGTCAAACAACAAGAGGTACCGATAACAAGGATAGACTTGAGAACGGTAACTATGTTGAAGATACAGGAAATCACTTTGTTTATATTTTGGATGAAAATTATAATCCATTAGAACAAGCATTGATTACCATGAAATCTACTCAGAAGAAAAAATCAAAGACATGGAATTCTATGATCATGTCTAGAAGAGCACAAGGTAGTAAAGGTATGTACAATCCACCATCTTGGTCGACTGCATATAAACTATCTACTACTAAAGAGTCTAATTCACAAAACTCTTGGTATGGATGGGTTGTAGACTTTAATAAATTTTTAAGTGCAGCAGAGCATTTAAAAACTTTAGAGACTACAAGAGCCTTTTATGAGAGTGCTATGAAGAGTGATATTTTCGGAAAAGTAAATTTTGATGACGATAATCAATCAGCAGGAAATAGCGCAAATAAAGAATCTGTTCCATTTTAAATTTTATGGAGGAGCAACTCTTAAAAATATTTGAGGGTAATTCTGAACTGTTCATCACTACTTCTTCTACGGGAGAAGTAGATGAACGGGGCAAAGTTCAAGTAGAAACATTCACGGTTCACGAACCAGTTACTCTTAAATTATGGAAGGATCATTTGGATGGTAAACAAAGGATTGGAATCAAACCTGAAAAAGATGATTTATGCAAATGGGGATGCATAGATATAGACCCACAAAGTTATAAAGATTATTCACAAAAAAAAGTAATAGATATTCTTAAAGATAATCAGCTACCATTGATACCAGTTAGATCTAAATCTGGTGGATTACATTTATTTTTATTTCTAAATGATTGGAGCCCAGTCAAAGATGTTTTAAAAAAATTACATGAATGGAATAAGAATTTCTTTCAAGCATTAGAAGTATTTCCGATGAACAAATGTATGAACATGCCATACTTTAACATGAATGCTACCACTGAATTTGCATATAATGAAAACAATACACCTATAATGATTGGTGGATTTTTAGATTTAGTTAAAAATAAAACTGTAACAATTGAACAATTATCAAACATTAAAGTTAAGGAATATGAGCCTGAAGAAGATTGGAAACATTACCCACCATGTATTCAGAAGATGATTATGGATAAATGGTCAGGCAACCATAGAAATGATTTACTCTACAATGTTGGTGTTTTAGAAATGAAAAAGAGAGATGGTAAAATTAATATTGAAGAGATGACAAATATTCTTGCACAAAGAAATCAACAAATATTTGTGACACCTTTAGATGTAAATGAAGTAAAAAATTCTGTAGCAAAATCTGTAACTAAAAAAGATTATAATTATAAGTGTCCACCTAAGTTTGGTGCTATCACACCTATATGTAATAAAGATCTATGTAAGTTTAGAAAGCTTGGTATAGGTAGCCAAGTACCAGATTTAATAGATGACTTTGATGATAT